CCTTGACCGCATTTGCATCGTACTCGTTGTCGGGTTCTGCCTCGAAACTCACGCTACCACTAGGTCGTAGCTGTTTGAGTTCGGGGTTGTGATCTGTGGCGAATGTAACGCCTACTAATTTAAGTATCATTGTTTTCTCCTTTTTTAATCTGTATATACCAAACCATCATAGTAATCTTTTAGCCACTCTCTTACTTCGTCTTTGTGTTCAAAAAACGAATAAGTTTTTATGACCTTCACAAAATCATCCGTTTCGTGTCTCTCTTCTAAACGCCAAGTATGTCTGAAGTCGGCATAATGCTCACCATCTTCTTCCACTACGATTGGTTCCACTACTGGATATATATTACCTTCACTTATTAAGCTTTTAACTATATCAAGATTACATTGATTATAGTATAATTTTTTTGTAACTAATTTCATTGTTTTCTCCTATCCGTTTTTTGGTATTCTTGATCTTCTATCTGCTAAGTTTTCTGGATAACCTATTTGTAGTAAAGCATCTTTCAGCTCATCAATGGAATAAAAATCTTCAAAAAAAGTTTTATACAATCTACTTATCTTAATGTTTTCACTCCAGTCATAGTCGTCTTGCTCCTCGTAGCAATCCCAAAAGCATATTCCTGCCACCTTTATTCTAGTATAAGGGTTGGGTATTTGGGACAATACCTCGCCCCATTTACCCTCGTACTTACGCTTCATAACTCTGTGCCACATATTTCTGTAGCGTTTGCGTTCCTTCTTGCCTGCCATTAGTAGTCTCCCTCGTCACCGAACTTAGCCTTGTACTCAGCCAGCCCGTGTTCATTGATATGCTCGTCTTGAAGCACGTTGACTATGAAGTCTGCAATACGCATCGCCTCCTCATCGTCGTACAGGTTGCCACTAATATTGAATTTGCCATCTACTCTTTCTAATTCTAACATCTTACTTCTCCTTTTCTATGTCTGCTAACTCTGCGCCCCAATCGATTTCCTCGATCACCTCGTCCTCCTCGTAGTCGTAGGTGTAGTCTGAGTTACCTGTCTTTGATGATACTAGATACTTCTCTGTCATGTACTCGATGGGGTCGAAGTCTTGTATATCACCATCGTACTCCACCTCGTAGATTTCTGTTACCTCTTCTATTAATTCGATTGTTACCTTCATTATTTTTCCTCCCAATATAATTGCCACTTGTCGCGATCTTCACGATCAACAAACCAAACATTCTCTACGTTACCCACTCTCTTACCTACCCAATAATCTATCTTATTGTTAGAATGTGGGTTTAGGTTGTACTTCTTAGCCACCTCCAACGCCTCATCGAATGTGCAGTCGTGGTGAAATATGTCTATCTTTATTCTCATTAGTCCTCCTCTCTTATTTTTGTGTATGCGTATATTGGTACAAGTAACATTAATAATATAATTATAAATCCCATTACTGCTCCTTGTACAGATCTTTATAACCATTTCTAACTATTATGGCGATATCATCTGCATACTCTTCTAGCCATTCGTCGATGATCTTTTTGGTTCTGACAGAATAATAAAGCGCGTTACCAAGAAGTGCGCTATAGGCTACACCTTCAACCATTCCACAGATAGAACCCTCTTTCACTCCTTCGAAGTGACATCTCGCTATGTTCTTGATTAGCATGAAGTGACCGCAAGCGTTGACAGATAATTTATAATCCCTGTTATGACCGCTCACAAACTCTCTATGGTTCATCTCCTCCTCTCTCAGTTTGCGCTTGAATTCTTTTAAATCTAAACCTGCTTTATTCTCTAAGTTATAAAACAAGTTTCCTGCTGATCTCTGTACTGCTTTCTTTATACTCATTATTTTTCTCCTAGTTTATTTGTTAAACTATCTCCTCTTTAACTAGTATCTCGTTTCCATCTTCATCTTCTCTGAAGTGTTGTCGCACCTTTACTCTCGCTTCAACGCCTTCACTCGTTAATATAATTTTGCTTTTTATGTATGTGTATTCCATATTTTTCTCCTATTAAATTAATCGATGTGGTGACAAACTACATCACCTCTGAAAAGCTGAACATTCTTAAGCATGAATGACGTGCTGGCTTCACAGGGTAAAGTATCCCCATCTTCTGTAGTACCGCCCATAATGACCGCGTTACCGCACAGAGGATAAGGATAGCCATTGATTACAAAAAAGTTATCTCTGTTCTCAGCTTTGGTTTTTAGCAAGCCTTCATCATCTACAAAAACTGTGTACTCTTCGTCGTCGATGCGCGTTGTAACACAGGTAAAGTAGCAAGGATCCTCCTCCCACTTTTGGGTGTCTGGGTCGTATAACTTCAGTAGTTCCTGAATGTCTTCGATGCCGTCAATCTTGCTTTCTGATATCTGACCTACTCTTGGTTCTAGATGTAATACTCGTTTCATTGATTCTCCTTTGGTTAACTTATGTGTATAGTAAATCGTATTGGTCGCGGAATGTGAAGAAAAAAAAATAAAAAAAAGAGCGGTAAAAACCGCCCTCGATTTATGCTTCGATTTATGCTTCGGTTTGATTCCATGACGGCACAATTACCCTAATAGAATCATACGCGTTAATATCTTCGTTAAACTCGCAACGATGCAATTTGAACTCGATGCTGTTTACTTGAAGATCTTTGATTAATCTTGCGAGTAGTTCACGTTCTAGCGGTTGTACTATGCTGAATTCCATTTATTCTCCTTTGGTTAATTTATGTGCGTATTAAATCTCAACATGATCTTAATGGGAAGAAAAAAAAGACAAAAAAAAGAGCGGTAAAAACCGCCCTTGATTAACGTGTTATTCTGTTACCCTATGGTAATGCCGTCACCGACATATATCGTATCTACGCCTATGTCGTCTATGTCCTGACAAGCTACCTCTGCGTACAAACCGAGACAGCGCTTCTCAGCGTCAAGCATCTTCGTGTACACGAAAGCCTTGTCCTTCATCTTGCAGTAAGTATGCGCATCCTCGCCCATGAAATACCGCTCTCCTGATTCTGTGATGAACCACACCACATACACCTCGCGAAGAGCCTTTACTTCTAATATCTGTTCTATTGTCATTGTCTTCTCCTTTGTTGTTTGCCGATGAACCTACACTAATGCCGTACATAGTCAAGAGAAAAAATACAGGGGAAAGAAACAGAGGGTTTAAACCACCGACGCTCGCGATCTCTCTCTATACGCACGCGCACGCGTAGAGAAAACTCTTTTAAAGAAATTTATCACGCAAAACTGGCGCACACAGAGGGGGGCACTTTGTAGGGGGGCACGTCGGGAGTCGATTGTCGCCACAAATTGTATTTAGACCCCAGCCAACTTTTCAAAAATTTGACTTTACAACTGATCTTTAAAAGAGTATTCAATTAAATATGACATCACAAGAGATATACGCTAGGTTGCAGGAGTCTGAGGGGGACAACAAAAAGTTGTGGGCATTGTCACAGGAGTTTGAGGCTGTCTATAGGAAACTTAGCAAGACTGAAAAACAGGTTAAAGAGTCTGCGAGCCTCGACCTAAACGACAAAGAGGCATTGAGGCAGTCTGTACTAGAGCATCTATTTACGGAGAGTGAAAGGGGTAACGCTCAAGCCTCAGATAAGCTGGCTAGACTGGCAGGTCTGGGCGAGGAGAAGCAGGATATTATAATCGAAGTAGTGAACTACAACCCCAAAAAGAAGGCGAGGAAAAAATCGACGAAGAAGAAGTAGAGTTATTGTTAGAAGATCTTAGTTACATACAATGCTATAACTGTTATAACTATTTCTTTATACACGATATATTTGGAATCAACGATCCTAGCTACTGCGCGTACTGTGGGATCGAGTTTAGCGAAATGAAGAGGGAAGAATAGTGAGAAGTTGCCAAGACTGTTGCTGTATAGAAACCTCAGACAACCCCATCATCCAAGTAGAAAACGAATATGGTGATGTGGTAGAGGAAGTGTGTCTGGAGTGTTACTCGTCTAGACTAGAGGAATGAGAGTAAGAATCCCCACAATCGCTCCTAGAGATTATCAGGTGCCGTTTTTAAAAGCATTTGACTCTGGTAAGCAGTATTCTGTTATATCGTGGCATCGACGCGCTGGCAAAGATGTTACATCCTTTAATGCTCTTGTTAAGAGAGCTGTGGAGAGGGCTGGCAACTATTATTACCTATTCCCAACTAGAGCGTGGGCGCAACGTGCGCTATGGGATAACATTTGTGAGTGGGCAGGGGGCAGAAAACTTATAGACCTGCTGTGCCCCAGCGAGATTGTAACGCGAAAAAACAACTCAGACTTTTTCTTAGACCTAATTAACGGCAGTCGCATCAAGATTGACGGCACAGACAACTTAAACTTTGTAGGACAAGGGGGTAGTGGGTATGTATTATCGGAGTTTAGCTTACATAAAGAAGAGGTTTCAGGTTTCTTGGCTCCGATTCTTACTGAGGGTAGTGCATTTGTTATCTTTAATGGTACGCTTCGTGGAAAATCGAACCACCTATGGCGTTTGTATGATAATAACAAAGACCGAAAAGATTGGTTCACTCAATGGTACACCCTTGAAGACACTAAAACTGCGTATTGGGTGGGAGAAGGTGTATGTATCAATCCAGAGCTTGCGGGTAAAATTAATCCGTATGACGGGAAAGTGTTTAAAAACATCCAAGATGATGTAGACTCTGGTATTATATCGTATGCTATGGCGCGACAAGAGTATTTGAACGAGGCGGTGTCGCAAGTAGAGAACAGTTACTACGGGCATGAGCTAGAATTTTTGCGTAACGAAGGGCGATTTGGGAATATAGCGCGTAGCAACAGCCCTGTGTACACATTTTGGGACTTGGGTACGTCAGATGCTACCAGTATTGTGTTCGCGCAGATTGTAGACGGCAAACCTTTGATTATCGACTACCACGAATCTACAGGTAAAAAGATCGAAGACTACGCTATGGTAATAAACAGCAAAAACTATAGATATGGTGGGCATTATGCGCCTCACGATGTTTCAAAGCGGATGCTGTTTGGTGATCTAGTAACCAGAGCTAAAGAAGTAGGCATAGACTTTCGAAGAGTTCCAAAGACTAACTCAGTCTTGCAGGATATTGAGATATGCCGTCGTATGTTACGGCACACATACATACACGAACGCTGTCAAGACCTGATGGAACACCTAGACTCTTACCGCGAAGGTTCCGCTGGGCGACCAGTACACGATGCACACTCACATGGCGCGGATGCGTTTAGAACTATGGTAATGGCTATACACTTAAACTTGGTTCAGGCTTATTTAAGCAATGGATCTGCAATAAACTTACCTACAAGCGTGGGTGAAGCGGAGGATTATGTAGATGAACACGCCAATACAGAAAGCAGCAGACCGCTATGGGAAAGATTTAGGGGGGCTGATACATCACTACTTGATTCATGGGATGGTAATTAGCGACGACAAAGTGTTCGCTATGTTGGTTCTGCATAATAAAGATATTTTAACAGGAAAAAAGACTGAAAAAGAACTTGACAAATTAGATTGTTGGTATGTACATTACGCGGCAGGAGATTTGAAGCGTCTTTTTAAATTACTTCCGTATGAAGCGGAGTGGGCTGCTTTTGAACGCGGTGACGATAAGCCGTTAAAGTTTTATAATCTACAAAGACTAAGGAGATTGATTCATGGGCGGAAGCGGAGGTAACTACAATTATACACCACCTACACCATTGGAGCCTAGAACTTACGGAAACTTAGATCCACAGTTTTTAGAGCTGCTAATGATGTCTCAGGCAGGTGAAAGAGCAAAAAGAAAAGGCAGATTAACTAGAGGTCAACGTCTTCGTACTGGTGACTCTGTGCGTGTTGGTCACTTAACAACTAGACAAAGACAAGATGTTCCAATGTCAACCCCTGAAGCACTCAAAGTTGAACCATTAGCAGATTTTAAACCATCTCAAACTTTAGCTGAATTCCAAAATGAATATAGAAAAACATGGGTCGCGCCAAGAGGAGCGCATAGAGCTATAAAAAGCAAGAAGGCTCAAGAAAGAGATTTTCAAAGAGCTAGCCAAAACGCATATAATTATAAAGTTAAAATAGAAAGAGCTGAGTTTTTATCAAAACAAAAAGCTGATGTACCAGAGCTTAAGACTCTTGAAACAATTAATCCTAGTTTAACAGCTAGAATTAATCAATTATCTACACCAAGAACAGGTTACATACACGGACCTGATCCTAGAAGGCATGAAAGAAGTAAACTTAGAGATCAAAGACAAAGAGAGTATGACGCATACATAGCAGATTATACTAAAAAAACTCAACAAAAAATTATATCTGAAGCCACCAATGTAGCAGGTAGGAATTTAGGTAATCTTTAATGGGCGCAGGCACTACAACAACATCAGCACCAACTCAACCGAACGCGCCAACCCAGCCGTTTAGTTATAATTATTTAATGATGTTATTAAGTAGTGGTGGATATACTGCTAAAAAAGATTTATCCAGACCCACTCAGTTAAAACGCGGTGGAGAAGGATTTAATTACTTTAAAGAAGTGGGTCAACCAGTTGATTTTACTACGCTTACTCCTACACCACCCACTACCCCAACGACTACCCCAACAACAGATACACCACCACCTACTACGCCACCACCTACTACTCCAGATACAGGTTTGGGTACAGGAAGCGGAAAGGAAGGAATTTTTCGCCCTGATGTAGCAGGAGAAGAAACACCGCCTTCAGACCAGCTAGCAACCCAAACTGATGCTGAAGAGGTAGATTATACTGCACTTCAAAATGAACTAAATGAAATTGCAGGGGATCTTCAAACTGATGATGAAGCATTTGAAAATTATTTAGAATCAGACGATTATGTGCAAACTACAGCAGGTACTGGCTCGACAACTATGGATGATGCTGGCGACGATAAATTTGATACTACTGTAACAAGTGGTGATGATACTCCTACTATGGATGAAGACCAAGAAAGACTAGATCTACAAGACGAGCTGGATAGAAGAACTTACGAAAGTATAATAGAACAAATGCAAGAAGATGCTGATGGAGAAATAAGTAATCAAACGAAAATTGATGTAGCTACAGATAGAATTAACGCTTTGATTAATTCAAATACACCATCTGGTAGCGACGAACGTCGTGCCGAAGAAGCAGAAATACAAAGACTACAGGGTATTATTGAAGATTTAAATGGAGTTAAAAATTATGGCGATCCTAGCTCCTCTATGGATGACTACTTAGCTGAAATAGCAGATCAAGACGTTAGAGATAGAATTAAGTTTGAAGACCTTTTAGCAAGAAATGCAGAATTTGGTGAAGGTCTTTTAACAGTAAGAGAATATAATAATTTAATACAAAACAGAATAGACGCATTAGCAAACTCTACAATGACTGTTACTTCGTCACAGAGACGAGCCGAAGAAGCAGAGATAAAAAGACTGCAGGGGCTTACGGCACAAGATGCTTTAAGCGAAGGTTATGCGTATTATGTAGAACAATACAATCAATTCAATGCTCCTGCTCTTGATTTAACTCTTGGTGAAGATATTTTTACTCTTGGTGACCCTGCTGATAATCCTGTTAGCCCTGTATTTACAGGAAACCCAGCGGATGATTTTAATGAAAATGTAACTGTTATATCAGACCCACCTAAACCTGAAGTTACTCCTGAAGAGCCTCCTAGCACTCCTCAAGAAACTGATGTACAAGAAGAAGTTGTTGCAGATACACCTGTATCAGATGAACCTGCACCAAATACACCTGCACCAGATGCGCCTACACCAGAAAATTATGGAGTAGACTCAGAAGGTAATATGATAACTTATAATGATAGATTTACTTATAACCCTGATAGAGATTATGTAAAATACGCTTCGGGAGAGGAACTTAATGATTATCTTCTTTATAAACAAAACCAGTCAACAAGTAATACAGACCTGAAGCCTTATGAACATTTTGAATATGAGCAAGAAGACCCGTTTTTATTAAATAATGAAGATTATAAGCGACATTTAGAATGGTCACAAAATAATGATAATATGGGTGAAATGAGATATTTAGAAACTATGTATTATAGATTTAAAACTCAGGCTTTATCATCTGCTGGTGATGATGAATATAACAAGTTTTTGTCTGCGTTAAATATTCCAGATAGTCAAGTTATAAGAAATAATTGGGCTGCTGGAAAGGGCATGGCAGTATATAATAAGTTATCAAGAGATTTAAATGTTAAAATTTTTACAGCAAACTTGTAATTAAGGAATTATTATGGAAGCATCATCACTAATAGAAATGTATAATAGAGAAAAGTCTAGCTCTGAAAGATCTAACTTTAATACTTTGTATGAAGCGGCTGCATCTTTTTGCAACCCAAGTTCAGACAACATTCAAAGCAAACGGGCTAAAGGTCAGCGCGATGATGTTCAACGCATCACAGATGTAGGCATCAAGGCGCGTCGAATGTTTACGGCAGGTATGATGAGCCACTTGTTTCCGCAAGGGCAGAACTGGATTCGTGTTGTTCCTCAGGATCGTGACTTAAATCGAGTAGACAATGTAACCAGAGCGTTATCATCTGTAACTAAAAAGTTTGTACGAGCTATTGAAGACTCAAACTTTTATGAAGAAATGGGTCAATGTATAGACCATTGTGGATACATTGGCACTACAGCATTGTACTGTGAGCCTACAGATGTTCGTATGCTTAACTTCCGCTCGCACTACATCAACCAGTTTTACTTTTGCGAAAACTATTTAGGCGAAGTGGATACAGTTATCCGCGAGTTTAAACTAACAGCGCGTCAAGCCGTGCAACAGTTTGGCGAAGATTGTCCTGAAGATATTGTTACATTGGCATCAGAGCCTAAGACATCTACCAGAGAGTTTAACTTTATCCATGTTGTAATGCCTAGAAATAATTATAAAATTGATTCTATAGAAAAATCAGAAAAACGTATTGCATCTTACTACATTTCTTTAGAACACCAAAAAATTATTATGGAGTCTGGGTTTGATGAAATGCCATATAGTGTAGCTCGGTTCTACAAAACTAACTACGAAAAGTATGGTCGCTCACCAGCCCTAGAAGTATTTTCAACCTTACCCCTAATCAATCGTATGGAAGTGTCACGGATAAGAGGAGCAGAGCGTGTGAGTAACCCCCCGTGGCTAGCTCCCAACGATGGAAGTGTTAGACGTATTTCCAACGATCAGGGTTCTATTATTTATTGGAATGCTGGCAACCCATTATCCAAGCCAGAGCAACTGCGCCCAATGGACAATGTGGTAGTTAATGATGCAATGATTCAGAAAAAAGAAGAAGAGATTATGGATGCGTTTTATGTTCCATTATTTAATCCTTTGATGAATAAAAAGAATATGACAGCATTTGAGTCTGCCGAGCGTCTTAACCTTTCACTACAGTTTCTTACGCCAGCCGTAAACCGCTTAAACAAATACTTTGTGACACCAATCCTTGAACGTGCGTTTGGTATTATGTTGCGTAATGGTATGTTCCCAGAACTTGAAATCGAAGAGTTATCTGGTGCTAACCTTGAGTTTGACTTGGTAGGTAAAGCATCTATTGCATCTCGCCAGATTGAGTTGTTCGGAACAATGACAGCTATGAGCCAGATGATGCAGATTGCACAGTACAAGCCAGAAATTTTAGATAATGTAAACGCAGATCAAACTGCACGATTCATACAGGAAGTTAATATGGTTCCTGTTGATTTACAGCTATCTGAAGACCAAGTTGCTGAAGTTAGACAAGCAAGACAGGAAGCGGCTATGGCGCAACAACAAGCACAGCAAGCTCAAGCAATGAGTGATGCTTATGTTAAAACACAGAAAGCACCAGAAGAAGGTAGTGGTGCTGAAGCTATAATGGAAGGACTAATGGGTTAATGGATATAATTGATAAAGTAACCTACGATTTTTCGTGGGATAACGAGAAGGATTTATCAGAGGAAACTAGAAAGGCTTTTATAGAAGTCTTCGATCCTACAAATGACAACGCTTGTTTAGTAGCTAGATACTTAGTTTTGCTTTGCAAGTGGGAAGACATTTCTGAATATAACGATCCTATCATCGAAGCTAAAATGAATTCTTTGCGTAGTGTGATACTAGCAATTAAAAAACAACTAAACATGAAAGAAATCGAGGAGGTTAATTATGAGTGAAGAAACAACAAATGAAGAAGTAGTAGAGGAAGTAAGCACAGAAGCAGTACAAGAAACAACTGAAAATACAGAGCCGTCATCTTTTGTTAGCTCAATGATTGGGCAAATTGAAGATGCAGAAATTAAAGAAGCTGGGTTCTGGAAAAACTTGGAGGGCAAAGATGCTACAGAAGTTGGCAGATATATTAAAGAGCTACAGAGTTTTGCTGGTAAAAAAGGTGATATCCCAAAACCTGACGCTTCGCAAGAAGAGTGGGATTCTTTTTATACTAAAATGGGTAGACCTGAAAGTGTTGACGCGTATGACTTTACGATTGGTGACGACTTTGCAAAACTTGTTGGTGAAGATTCAGCACCTTTCTTTGAAAAAGCGGTGGATGGATTTAAGCAAAAAGTTTTCGAGCTTGGAGCTAGTTCTGAAAAAGCTGAAGAAATGGTTGATTGGTACTTGGGCATGGTTGCTGAAGAGTTGGAGGAATCTAACAACGCGCTAAAAGAAGCTGAAGAACAAATGGACAAAGAGCTTCGTCAAGAGTGGGGTGAAGGTTATGATGGTATAATGAATGGCATTACAGCAATGCTTAAAGCTAATGGTATGCCAGAAGAAAACCTAGACTTTGCTATTGAGTCTGGTTTGTTAAAAGATCCTGCACTAGCTATTACTCTAGGCAAAATCGCTGCTCGGTTCCAAGATGATCCCGAAATTGGACATCATCAAACCAATACTATGGCTGGACTTAAAGATCAGTTGTTTGATATTAACCAAGAGATTAGTGAGTATCTTAAAACTGGAACAAAAATTCCTGCCCATGTCAATCAGAAGCGTGTTGACTTGATGACAAAGCTAGGAAATAATTTATAAAAAAGACTTGACAACATATTAATTTATGTTATTTATGTAAGCAACAAGGGTGGACAATCTTTATGACCCACCTAAGTTGCCGTCGACCCAGACGCAAAATGGTAGGCAAGACCTCCTTGTGAGACAATCAGAGCCGATTAGTTGTGTAATTAAATTAATTGAGCCATTTAACATTTAACAAGGAGATATATTATGGCTTTCGCAAATACTATTGATACTGCGTTTGTAAAGCAGTTTGGTAATACTCTTGATCTGTTGACGCAGACTAAGGGTGGTAAATTCACAGGAAAGTGTATTGAAGAGTCTATTGAAGGCGAAGCTAAGTTTTACGATCAGCTCGATAGCATAACTGCTACTGAAGCTACTCGTGCTTCTTCATCTGGCACTACTAACACATTCCCAGCGTCACCTGACAACTTCATTCAACACAAGCGTCGTATGGTAGAAGCTACTCCGTATGATATCGGAATTATGCTTGACCGCTTCGACAAAGTTGAAATGTTAATCAATCCTGAATCTCAGTATGTTCAGCAGATGGGACACGCTCTGAACCGCAAGAAAGATATTGAGTTCATCATTGGTGCATTAGGTGCTTCTAAAACTGGTAAAGCTGGTGGTGGTACTGCCGCTGAAGTCTCACAGGTAGTTGCTAAAGAAATTGGTTCTAACACAGGTATGAACCTTGAAAAGCTAATTGAAACTCGTAAGACTTTCGAAGCTGCTGGCGTTGACCTCGACGATCCATTAAACAAAGCGTATGTTGCTATGCACCCAAAACAATTGCATCAGTTGCTAACTGAAGAAAAAGTTACTTCTTCTGATTATGCTTCTATCAAAGCTCTTGTTGCTGGTGATATCAACAGCTTCTATGGTTTCGAGTTTGTTACTTCTAACTTGATCCCATTCACAAATACTGCTGGTACTGGCGTATATGACAATGGTGGTGCGACTCGTGACTTCTCTTCTACTTGGAGTTCTGCTGATGCTCCTGTAGACGGAGATAGCACTACCGATCGCGCTTGCTTTGCTTGGTGTCATTCTGGTATCCGTTCCGTGACTAATCCTAATATTGAAACTGAAATCGACAAACGTGCCGATAAGCGTTTCAACTGGTATGCTTACGCTGCAATGCGTACAGGCGCAGTCCGTATGGAAGAAGCCAAAGTGGTAATGATCGAAGCAGCTGACACAGCTGTTTAATTAAACTTAGAGGCTTCCAACTTCCTTCTCGGTTGGTGTAAGTCCTCTATTTATTTTTGGAGGTAATATGGGTTTATCTAAAGTAGAAATATGTAACCACGCTCTTCTCAAGATTGGAGCAGACCCTATCGCCTCTCTTGATATTAACCAAACTGATTCCGAAGCTGTCGTTCAAAGTGCAAGACTTTGCGGCATTTTATTCGATCAAGCACTAGAAGAAGTATTACGCACATACAAGTGGAACAGCGCATTAAATCGCGTACAACTTTCCCGACTAGCCGAAGCTCCTGCTTTTAAATGGAAATACAAATATCAACTACCTAACGATTGTGTTCGTGTTTGTAATATATATGATGATATTGAAGCATACGATGATAGAACAGAATATGTAGTAGAGGGTCGCGCAATACTTTGTGACTACGATACTGTTTATCTCTCTTATGTAAAAAAACCAGAAAACATTTCTTTTTTAGATTCTGGTGTTACAAAATGTATTATACAAAATCTTGCGATTAAGTTGTCAGTCCCAATGCAACTAGATCAAGTAATGCAAAACAGTTTAATTACTGAGTACCAAAGAGTTATTCTTCCAGAAGCGCGTAGTGTTGATACGCTTGAAAACAGATATTGGCAAATGGAAGAAAGCGATTTTATTTTATCACGCTATAACCAACAACCACTTATATAATGGCTATTAATTATACACAGGCGTTTAATGGAGGAGAACTATCTGCGAATATTGATGGTCGTTCTGATTTTGATGTTTATAGAGTAGGTTGTAAAAAGCTAGATAATTTTGTTGTACTTCAACAGGGTGGTGTAGAGCGCAGAGCAGGTACAGAATTTGTTGCGGAAACTGGTACAGATGGTAGCAAACCAGCTCGTATGATCGAGTTTGATTTTTCTAGCGATGTATTTTATGTTATTGAGTTAGGTACAGACTACGCCAAAGTACATTACACATCTAATGGTACTGACTATGTTGTTGATGTAACTTCAACAGATGCTATTAACTATACTGAAGCAGAGCTTAGAACAATACAGTTTACTAGACGCTACGATACTTTAGTTCTTACTTGCCCAACAAAACAAACAATGGTTTTAGAAAGAACTTCTATTTCGCCTACTTTTACTATAAAAAATATTGTATATATTTATCCCCCATTAATGGATAAAAATACAACTAACATAACGATAAACCCTGAAGCCCCTAGCGATGTTTACACAGGCGATACTGAATTAGTTGCAAACTCTGACATATTTTTTAGCGGAATGGAAGATGCACATTGGGGCATAGACCACATACGAGCAGGTACAGCTAAAGATGTAGTGCTTTCTAAAAATAATTCTGGCACAGAAGAAAGCGATTGGATAGATGTTAGCTTTAGTAATTGGTCTTATGGGGACACGGGTGATTTTACTGGAACAGTATTAATAGAAAAAAGAATTGCTGGTGGTACAGAAGAAACTTATGTGACTTTAGGTGCTACAGGTGGTGGCGTTGAAAGAAACTTTGCCTTTGCATCAGAAATACCAGAAGATGCTAACACAGAAATAAGAATTAAATTTACATGGGCTAGTGGTAATTTTACTGGAACAATAACAGCAGAAAACACATATCATAAAGGTCTAGTAAAAATAACAGATGTTTATGGCGCAGGTGATGTGCCGACAGCAGTAGCTTATACTTCGGCAAATAGTGGTACACTTACATTTACTTTTGCCGACAACAAAGCTCCAGATGAATTATCTAATGATGATTTCGTAACAATAGTTGGTGTTACTAAAGATGGTTCTGCATTTGATTTAACAACTAAACAAATTAAAAATATAGATACATCTGCAAACACTTTTGAAATTCAAGGCATAGGTGGCACTGGTATATTTGCATTATCTAATGCTTCAATAGAATCTAGTTCTCGCGCAAACTCAACAGTAACATCTATGATTCAGGGTGGCGCAGCAGACCCAACTGCAACTGTACATTGGTATGAATCAGCCTTTTCTACATTTAGAGGATTTGCACCAACATCAGAATTTTTTGAAAACAGACTTTGGCTTGGTGGATCTAAGGATGAGCCAGCAGATTTATTTGGCTCTGTGTTTAATGATATATTTAATTTTTTAATTGGTAACTTATCTACTGATGCTATTAAAAGAACAGTAGATTCTCCTGAAGAACCTAAGTGGTTAGAGGGTAAACGATATTTATTTTTAGGTACTACAGGTACAGCAGTATCTATTCGTTCAGCTAACGAAGACGAGCTTATTACTCAAAGCAATATTACAACGCTTGTTGAAAACGCGTATGGCTCTGCACCATTACAAGCAGAAATTGTAAACGATGTAGTAGTATATGTACAACGCGATAGATTAAAACTTAGAGAATTAATTTACAGCCAAAACCAAGACACATTTTTAGCAAATGATTTAAATATAGTCAGCTCAAGTATTACTGAGTCTGGTATTGAAGAAATGTTTATTCAAAAAGAACCCAACCAACTTATATGGTGCATAAAACAAAATGGTGATGCTTGTCTTATGACTTATGATCGTGGGCAAAATGTTCGCGCTTGGACTAACATAACTACTGATGGTGAGTTTTTTAGCGGTGCTGCAATACACGATGCTGGTGAAGATATTGTATGGGCTTGCGTTAAGCGAACAACTGCTGAAGATACACCCGTTACGAAATACTGCATTGAAAAGTTTCATCCGCGTAAAGACCTTGATTGGTATTTAGATTCAGGTAAAAAGTTTCAAAGTGCAGGTAGCAAGTCTGGCAATGCTGTAAATGATGTTGTTAATGCTGACCATATAAAAATTAACATTACAGATCACGGATACTCTACGGGTGACTTTGTAAATATTGAATCATCTACATATAGTGACTTAACAGGTAATAATTTTGAAGTAGAAAGAATTGATGATGATAATTTTTATTTAAGAATTATTGGCACAACAACTAGGATTCCTATACAGGAGTTTAATGTTGAAAACACAAACGCTGGCAACTATACTTTAAGAAGTGGTAGTGGTGATATAAATGATTTAAAAACTAAGTACACAGGTGTAGGAATACCCGTAAGCCTTTCTCCATCTCAAAATTCATATACAGGTTTAACGTGGTTTGTAAATACTCCTGCTCCGACTACTCTTGATGATTATTTTGGGTCAAACATACAGTTTGTCTGGGATACTACTCCTATTACTAATGGGCAAATGGCTGGTGCTGCATTTGTAAATGCTCCTAATAGGGATATAACAGTTAAAGAAGTAAGTAATAAAGTTACAGGTTTAGATCACTTAGAAGGTAAAACTGTACAAGTAACTGTAGACGATAATTATGTTGCTGATAAAGTTGTAACTAGCGGTACTGTAACTGTAGATGAATATGGTGCTAAAGTAATTGCTGGATTGCCCTACACATCAACTTTACAACCTATGCCGATAGAACCTTCATTAATGAATAAGTTATCTCAAAGCAGAGTAAAAGCCGCTTCTAAAGTTATTGTAAGATTTTTTAAGACTAAAGGTGCGGCTGTGGGAGAAGCAGGTAAGACATTAACTACATACTCTGTATTAGATACACAAGACCCACTTGGACAAACTATAGAAGTTAAAAATTTACAACAACGATTTTTTATAGCTTCAGATTATCAACGAGAAAAAATTATAGAAGTGCGACAAAACTTACCATATCCTATGACAGTATTAAGTATTGCCACACATATTAATGCGGAGGGCGCGTAATGGCAGTAAATCCAGTAATGGTTGGAATATCAGCACTTACATCTATAGGTGCTGGTATGGCAGCAAAAAGAGCGGCTAAAAAACAAGCGGCTCAAGCTAGGGCTATAGGTCAATATAATGCTTCTATAATTAAAAGAAACCTACAAGAAGAATTAGCAGTATTCAGAGCTACTGGCAGTCAATTAACTAAATCGCAAAGAGAATTTAAAGCTCAACAAAAAATGAACGTCGCTGGTCGTGGCGGTGTAATGGGTGGTGGAGACTTGTCAAGTTTCTTAGAAAGCGTTAAGATGATGTATTTAGATCAAATGGAACTTAAACGCGCAGAAGCTAACGCTAGAATAACAGCAAACAACGAAGCGGAAAGAGCTATTTGGATGGGTAAAATGGGAGCGCAACAAGCTATGGCACAAGGTAACGCAGCATTAGCTCAAGGAGTATTAGGAGCTATGGGAACTATTGCTGAAGGTTATGCTTATGGAGCTTTTGGAGGAGGGGGAACTAAACCGCCTAGCATAGGAAAATCAGTTAATCCGTTTACAACAGTAGACAGACAGGCTGTAAACCAATTACAAACACGACCCACATCATTCCCACCTTCAGCATTTTCTATGCAAACACCAGACTTTAATACAGGATTTATTGCTCCGCAAAGTATGGTTCCGTCTAACTTACAGCTTGGAGGAAGATAATGGCTATACCATTAAAACAATATCAAAGACAAATACAACCTTCAGGTAAGCCTACCGCTAGAACAGTTGACCCTTCTACTGGAGTAGAGGCTGCTGGTTCAAATGAAATGTTAATAGCTAATGTTGTTCAAGGTTTGGGTTCTATAGGTGAACAATTTTTTAAAATAAAACAACAAGAAAAAGACACCGCTGATTTAGCTGAATATCAGTTGTTTATGTCTAGCCAAGAAAATGATTTAAAAACAAGACAACTGCAAGCACTACAAGATGGAACTCCATTTGAAGAATTAGGCGATACTGTTAATGCAGATCAAAAAATGATTATGCAAAATTTTGTTAACAGTAAAAGATACTCACCTCAACTTCGGCAAAAATTAGAACTTGATCTTCAGGGTAGATTACAAAACATTGATGATACCTATGGCTTTGAGTTAATTGAAAGAGAGATACAGCAAGATAACTTTACTAAAGAAAATGCAGTAGGTGCTTTAACCAACCAGATATGGGCTTTAGAAACAGAGTTAATTGATTTACCAATAGAAGAACAAGACTCAAGAAAACTAAGTCAAATACAAGCATTAAAAGAAGAGCGGAATCAAATTGTAGCATCTTTAAGAATTACAGCAAAAGCTGGCGTAGCTGAAGAAGCAGTTAGTAAAGCACTTTATAACAGAGGTTTATTTGTTCTTGAGCAAGAAGAAGCAAAATACATTAATGGTTTAACTACTCCAGAAGAATATATCGAAGCTCTTACGCTAACTAGAAATAGATTGTTTAATATGTCGCAAGCAGAAGAAGGTCAATTACCTTCATTGCTATCTCATCATCAAGGCAAACTATTAACCATTGCTGATAGTTCAATTAACAATGCAAAGAAAAGAGTAGTTACACAATCTAATCGATTAATTCAAAGTATTACAGACTCTATTGAAAATAATACAATGACTACAGAAGAGTTAGATTATGTTCTTGATGGAGCAGACCCAAAAGTTGTTGATATTATAAACAAACAAATAAGAGGCGAAATAGTTGAGGGTGCTGCGGTAACTGAAGAAATAGCTGATGCTTGGAGTGTGGTTAAAGGATTTGTAGATGGTCAAGGTGTTAGTTTTGATGAGGCTATGACTGCTGTATCAACTATGAAATCTCGTCAATCAAGAGAACTTTTAATATGGATGATAGCTGAACAGGCTGAAGAGTTTGCTGAACAAGATGTTAATGGTGCTTATGGTACTATGTATTTAGAAGCAGGAAATCGCATATCACTAGATAATAATGGTGCAACATTTATTCGTACATTAGCTAAGTATATTAAAGATTTTCGCGTAGGTGGTACACTTCAAGAAGAAGGCTATGGTGAAAAAGAATTTGTACAAAGTAAAATTAAATCTTATAAAAGATGGAAGCAAAATCCTGAAGATAAAACATTTACAGAGTGGTTAAATGGTGAGTTTTCTACAGAAGCTCAAAAATTAATTATAACTTCATCAAGAAATGATTATGGCTACAATGATCTTGTTTCACCTAATCTTCCACTAGGAACTGGAAGACAAAGATCTGAAGAAGAAACACTTCTTAGAAATATAGATTCTATACCTAATTTTTCTGTAGAAACTAGAGATCAAGAATACACAAGACGACAAGAAGAGTTTAATCGTCAAAGAGAGCTTATGGAAGAGTTTGAAGCAAGCATTACAATACCACCTTTAATGATACCAGAGGAGTAGCATGGATTTACAACAAATTTCTAGGGAATTAAAAGCACGATTCCCTGCGTATAGAAATATGGATGATGTTGAGTTAGCCACACTAGCTCTCGAAAAATATCCAGAAATAACTAATGGAATATCTATTACTTCTCCGCAACCTATAAAAAATATTATAGCGGCAGACCAATCTTTAGTAAATGATCCGCTTAAGAATTTATCCCCAGACTCTAAAATAAATGTAGAGCAAACAATTACTCCAGAAGGTATAGATGAAGCGCGAGCTAAAAATTATTATGATTTTAAATATGGTATAGATCACGATCCACAACAATTAAGAGAACGTGTTAATTTTGAGTATGGTGAGGGAACATCTTACGCGCAAGCAAACGAACAGAACTCAGTAAGAGCAAATAGTCAAGACCCAATAAAACCCATATCATTTGGTGAGGCAAATGCCTATGCTAAAACACACACACCTAAAGCTGTAGAGTTTGAAGGTTACAGTATAAAAGATGCTGATGTAGTTAAGGTTGGTTCAAACCAAATGTTAGAAGATCAGGTTCGTGGTGATTATACTTCTGATAAAGATTATACCTCATCTATTATAGAAAGATTAACCAGAGATCCTCTAGGTCAAGCTAAACAGGCTTTTGATGTTTGGTGGAATTATAATGATAGAATTGGAGAAGTTCTTGCTGAAGAAGATGACATAAAAGAATTAACTTTAAAACAAGCAGAAACTTTTGGTACAGGTGTCCAAGAGTTATTCGGATCTTCTACGCTAGGATTTTTAGAACTTGTTGAAGGTGTTGCTATTAAAAATGGTGCAACATTAGAAGAAGCAGAAAACATTTCTAATACTATTTTAAAAATTTTATTTACTACCAGACGTTTTGCAGTGCCTAGATCTGTGCGTTTTGTTTCAGAAAAAATACAACCTGAAATGACTAAGCAAGAATTAGAAGAACAACAAATAGCTTTAAACCAGTTAGGTCAAACATTAGCTGAAGAATCAGAAGAAATATCTGGCAGAATAGTTCCCGATGTAGATGGTGTTGATTTATTTAAAAGATTTTTTACAACTGGTATTACTGAAGATGAAGCAGAGGATCTTGGGGAATGGATAGGGGCTAATGTAGCAGTACAACTTCCACAGTTAGCTGTTCAAATGGGTTTAACTGCTACCGCTTATTTAGTAACTAAAAGACAAAAAACTGCTACTGCGGTTGGTGGATTTTTTATGGGTATAAACTCAGCCGCTAATTCATCTGCGCGATTAGATAATGATTTAGCTAAACCATTCGAAAATTTAGCTAGACCTGTTATTGATGGATATATTGAATATTATAGTGAAAAATTTGAGTTAGATGTTTTAACAAGCCCCTTTACTAAAAAAGCAATTAGAGGTGGATTAGGTAGATATTTTGTTAATTTAGGAAAATCTATTGCTACTGGTGCTGGATCTGAAAGTTTAGCGCAAGTTGGTCAAAACTTAAACGCAAAATTATTTGGTGAAGATATTAGCATCACATCTGGCTTGGGCGAAGCAGCATTAATTGGTGCTGTTATTGATGGTCAAATAGGTTCTGTTACACAGGCGTTTTCTATTAAAAGAACCAATGTAGTAAAGAAAAGAGATAAAAAAGCCGTCAAAGAATACAACCAAAAAGCATCAGAGCTATCAAAACAAATGAGTGGTCTGTTTTCTAATAAGATTGTTTATGGTCACTTTAACGATCAGTATGTAGCTTTAGAGTATGACCAAAGAGGAAAAGTGGTAAGAGAAGTAAGAGTAGATGATAAAAACGAATTAGACGAACTTAAATTTAAACGACAACTTATTGGCTTAAAGAAAGAAAGCAATAAAGAATTATTTAGATTTGAAGTTAATCAAGACAATGAAGTAGAACTAACAGATCAAATTTTTGAAGTAGAGGATTTAATACCATACGACATTCCTAAAAGACCAGTTAAACTTTCTCAAGAAATAAATAAAGCTGGCAGACTAGATATACAACCTTTGTACGACAACTCTTCAGATAAAGGTGGTAGAAAAAAATTAGGTAATTTATATACAAACTTAGATACTATCTTAAAAACATTTCCTAAAAATAATAGAGCAAATGCTGTAAAAACTATATTTAAAAAGTTTAAAAAGTTTTATCCAAACACTATGAAGAATACAGATCTTTATGGTGAAAGAGGTACAGGTGCGGCTGGATATTATAATCAAAAAGATGTTACTCTTGATATGAAGTATGGTAATACTCCAGAAACACTTTTACACGAAACTATACACGCTTTAACTTTTCCAGCTTTAAGAGCATCTGTTCAAAAAATAGCCTTAGATTATCCGCAAGCCAACGCTTTATTATCACCTATGGTAAGTGGTGAAAAACTTTTTAATATAATAAAAGATGTTGCTCAAAAATTTCCAGAAGAAATTGTCGGACAACTTTGTCAATTAATGGCTATAACTATTGAGCATCAGGGTTTGGAGTCATATTTAGCAAATAGAAAAGTAGCTGGATATGGATTTAGAGGTAAAATGGCACCTACTACAGAGGGTGTTAAAGAACAACTACCTTATGGTTTATCTGCTATATTTGAATTTGTTACCGAAGCATTTGTAGATCAAGGTTTTCAAAGAGAGTTGGAATCAATTAAATTACCTAATGATCCAGACTCTTCCGTATGGAGTCAATTTATAGAATGGGTTAGCAGAATATTTGGTAGATTAAACCTTACTAAAAAAGAAAATAATATCTTAATGGAAACTATTGGTTTGATAGAAGATTTATCTGAACAAACTGAAGCAATAATTAGCAAAGAGGCTGATTTAGATACAGATATAAGTTCGGAACGAATACAACTTAATATAAGTGCTAGAAGAAAAAGATTAGCACAAGCAACAGAGTTAAGTAATTTGCGTGAAATTTATGAGTCAATGCCCATAGCAGAATTAGTAGAAAAATTAAAAGAACTAGGTGTTGAAAATAATTCCTTAATAAATGATGCAATAGAAAATGAAGACTCTTACTATTTAACTTCTGTAATTCTAAGAGAAGAGCTTGGAGAAATTGCAGATTACAGTAGAGCTAAAAAATATGAGCCACCAGTAGTTGAGGCAGAAGAAATATCCGAACAAGTATTAGCTGATAAAAAAGCTGGCAAGTTAGTTAGGCTAACAGCTAGAGGATATGAAGTTCTTGTGTATAAAACAGAAGAAGGTAATTTTCTTTTACCTGAATATATTACCTCACTTAAAGATGCAAAGGCTTGGTTAGCTAGAAATGCTGATGCAGTAAGTTATACAGATAATACTACGGCATTTAATGAAGGTGTAAGACAACAATTTATAGAAAGAAAAACAGAAATTGACCAGCAAGGTATTGAGGTTGAAGAGCAGAGAGATAACACAGATACAGCCGCAGAAGAATTTGCAGATAGAGTTTTAGAACGCGCAGGAGCAGTTAAAGAAGCATTATTCTTTTTTATTCCTAGAAACCTAAGTACAAGAATTAGAGAACTTTCTCCTCAAATCTTTTTAAGATTAATGTCAATGCACCAAGAAGAGCGTATGTTGCTTATTGGTTATAAACGTGCGTTTCAACCATTTAAAAAGGCTGTAAAAAGAGCAAGACGCAAACTAGACCATATAAAAAGAAAAGAATTAAACGCGGCTATTCTTAATGGTGATTGGTCTACAGTACAAAAACTTGGTGTGCCTCAAGAAGTTATTTCTAGTGTAATAGAATTATTTGCAGACATAGCAGATAAATTAAACATGGATAGAAATGTAAATTACTTTAGACGAGTTGTAGCAGACTATGAAGGTTTAGTAAAAGAGTTAGGTAGAAAACCAAATACAGATGTTGAGCAAGCTATTAAGGCTTGGATTAAAAAGAAGAAAAGACAACCAAGTAAAAAAGATATAGAAAAAATTATTAGAAATCTTTTAAGGGATACTAAAAAGCTAGAAGCTACCTTACAAACAAGAAGTGTAGCTAAAGTAACTCCAGAGTTATCTGTGTTTTATGCTGATCCTATAGCTTATTTAGATAGTTATTTTGCGCGTGTAGCTAGATTGTATTCAAGAGCAAGAGCTTTTGGTCAGCCATTAAAATCTCAAAAGCGCAAAGTAACAGTTGATGGCGTTGACGTAGGTGAATTTACTGAAATAGATACAGATGATTTAGATTACAGTAACAGTCTTGTAGAAAAAATTGTAGAAGAGGTAATAGAAGCTGAATCTATAGATGATGTTAAAAAAGTAGATAAATTAATTAAGCTATTAAAGTCAGCTTTAAATTATAAACCAGCAAGCACTGCTACTTCATTAATTAGAACGGCTGCTTCATTAAAATTTGTAAACCAAATAGATACATTTCTTATTCAGTTAATAGATATACCTGTAGCTATGTTATATAATGGTGCGTTATCTACAGTAAAAGGCATAGCTACTTATAAAAAATATATAAACGAATTTGGTGAAAAAATTAAATTAAGCATGAAAGATGCTGGCATTGAGGTATTTGACCTTGAGTTTCAAGAAGGTCTTTCTAAAGCTAAGTTTAAAGTACGAAAGAAATTTTACCTTAATTTACAAAATGTATTAAAAGGAGCTTTCGCAGGACTAGCTGCTTTCGACTATACAGGTAAACGATCTTTATACTCTGGTACACAATACGCTTGGGGTGAAATGGCTCAAAAAAATCCTCAAAGACTTAAAAGAAAATTAATGTTAAAGTTTCAAAATGAAGCGTTTGTTGATCGAGTTGTTGATGATATTAAAAATGACAGAGTAACTAAAGATACTATGCTTGCATTTTATTTGCAGGTTGCAGAGTTTCATCCTTTAACTACTTCGGATCACATTAAGTTTTATATAGATCATCCTGAAATGAGAGTATTTTTAGTGCTAACAAGTTTTGCATTTAAAATGTGTGATAGGTTAGCTAGACAAGCTATCGAGCCTTTAGTAGATGGTGTAGCAAACGGAATGATAGCAATGCGAAAAACAGATTTTCGTGCAGTTAGTAATGCTGGAACTCAAATAGGCGCAGGTGTTGTTGGATTGTTTCAAGTTTTAGTAGCTACACATTTAATGGAAGAAGTAATACGAGAACGTATTAAAACAGTATATGAAGCACTTGGAGTTAAGTTAAGACCGCAAGACGAAGAGGAAGAAAAAGAGCAAAGTATTTTATATCAATATAGAAGAAAACTTCTTGGTATGAATCCTCTTATTAATATATATGAAATAGAAAAATTACTTAAAGGTGAAAGTACATTTGCTAAAGCATTGTATGGTCAATTTAGAATACCAGAGTTTTTTGGTACTGGTATAGTACAAAGCATAATTAAAAATCTTACAGACGCAGAAGGTGATCTTTCTAAATATAGATGGAGTGATGATTCTTGGATGAAGGATGTGCCACTTATCGGTGATATATTGGCTGGTAGCGCAGAGCGTGAAGAGTACCTCAGATCAGTACCAGTACGACCAAGAGCAGAAAGAACACGCGAAAGAGAAGAGTTTGATCCATTAAGAGATATAGAAAGAGAATTATTTGAATAATAGACTTGACTTTAATATAAAGACTTTAATATAACAACAAGCGAGGTTTGGTATGGCGTTAGATACAACAACAAATAGACAATCATTTACAGCAGTAAGTAATCAGACAAAGTTTGATTTTACTCTTCCGTATTTTGAAACATCGGATATTAAGGTTCTTAAAAGTACCTCTACTACTGGTACATATTTAACATATAATGCTAATCCAACTACCTCAAGTCAATTTAAAGTTGAGGCTACAAACTCAAACCCTGCTGATGGTGCTACAATTACTTTGGGTGGTGCAGCTCAAGCAAACGCGACTTATACTATAATTCGCACAGTACCATACACACAACAATACGATTTACAAGAAGGTGCTACGATTGATCCGACTGCACTTAACAAAGCACTTGATCGTATAGTAGCACAAAATCAACAACAAGTAGATACTGCGTATTCAGGCGGTCAGAGTATTGAGTTTGCTAATGGATTAATTGCAAAGTTTGGACTACACACAAGTGTAGGAAGTGGTCCGTTTGTTATTACTTTTGATAACCATTTTCCTCAAGGATTGATTTCAGTCCAGCTTACACCACTTTTAAACAAAGATGATGGAGATATAACTGTAGTAGCAAAGGAATCATCACATCCTTTAGAATTTATTAACGGACATCATTATAATGAAACTAATAATAGTTTAGACGGAGTTTATTGGTTAGCAATAGGTTATTAATAGAAAGGTAAGGTAAGGTTATGGGTGACGTAAAATTAGCAGAAGATAAATATACAAACAAAATGCAGTTTGCTCACATTGATACGGCAAACGCAGCAAATGTAACAAGCACAAGTGCATCATTTGCAGGTAAGCAAGTAGTTATTACGCCTGTATCAGCGGATGCGTACATTGTAATTGGTGCAGGTTCTCAGTCTACTCCAACAACAAACGGAAAACTAGTTAAGCTAGGTACATCATACACTACGATCATTCGTGCAGGTGAGCAAATCGCTGCAAGTTCTAGTGTAAACGTGTGTCCTCTCGGAGAAGTGTAATGGATTTCGGCTCGTTTGGTGCGGGCTTTGGCTCCTTTGGCTCTGCTTTAGGGGCTACTCCGCTTAGAGAATTAGACCCTTATGCGGTCTATGCGGCTACAGATATAATGCGTAGCGGTGAGCCTATCGTTCAGATTAGACGGGCTAGTGATGATGCTACTCAGGATATGACTGAAGCGGAGTTTTATGGCTCTACATACGATACGTTTATTAGTGGCACTACTGGTCATATATCTAAAATATACAACCAAGTTATTGGTGGTAGCACAGCATCCGACACGCATTTGATACAGGCAACTGAATCATATCAACCAACAAGAGCAACTGGAAGTGGTGGCTCAACTCTTAGAGCTTTTGATTTTTCAACTCAGTTTATGTACTCTGGTGACATATCTGCTATATCTGATAGACCAGATTTTGATGGCGACATAACACTTGGTTCTAGGTATAGGTTCCGTATTGTTTCAAATCAAAACTATGTATCGCCATTGTTTACTTACTACAACTCTGCTAATGGTGGCACTTCTTTTAACTATGTTCCAGTACACGGAGCGGCACATAGACAGCTAACAGCACAAATTGCAGGTAGTACACCGCCTGTTGAAAAGGTTGATGCAGACGATTTTGGCACAACCATTAAGACAGCAGAGGTATCCTTAACTCCTGCGACTTCTAATGGTAAATCTATATTGTCTGTGCATACTAACCAAACAGCTAGACGAGCTACATTTGGTGGCGTAGGTACTACAGATAACTCAGATGACTGCGGTACAATTACAGAACCAAGCACAACAGCATTTGGTATCGGTGGCTGGAAAGCAGGAGGCACATCACGATCTATGACACCTACTATGAATATAGCTTGTTCTGTAATATTCGACAGAGGTTTATCTTTAGAAGATCAATCAACACTACAAGGAATATTGGATGGGTTAGAAGTATGATAGGTAGTTATTTAATATTTACAAACGAGACAGATGCTTGGGCAAAGGCTGAAGAAGAAGGTCGTTCTGCTCATCCTACTGGTTGGGATGGTGACGCAGTAACTAAGTATGTAACTATTCCAGAAATGACGGATGCAAGCACATTTGCATTAGAGGTCTCAGACTACGGAACACTTACAGCAGATGAAGTAGCTAGTGTTGTTAATGAAGTGTTGTTTAGATGGGAAATAGAAGACGATGATTGAGGATGGTCAGAAGGTTATCATTGAAGGCTACATCACTTCCACCGAAAGTAGCGGTGAGAAGATTAAGGTGGAGAAGTCTAATGATATCTATTCTGGCAAAGAAACAGTAACCGAATCCATAGGCTCTGGTGCTATAGAAGTATCAGCCGAGATCGCAAAGGAAACTGTACTTAGCACAGCAATTGCACAGGCTCAAAGCATTGGTGCATCTGGCGTTATCGCACTCAGCTCTGCCACATACTTTCAAGCAGACGCAATCGTAGACAACTCAGTACAGATCGTGCAAGAAGCTGCACCTATGATACAGGAGTTAAGCGACACAGGCACAATCACACCGCCCGAAGGCTCTAAGTTCTCTGGTCAAAAGATACCCAAAACCACATCGTTTATGGGCATTAAGGTAGGCGAAGGCAAGAAGGAAATAAGTGAAGCAGAGCAAGCGGTAAAAGACGCATTTATAAAAGGTGCAGTACCCAACAACCTCAATGCAGGTGAGCAGGATGGGAGCAGTATATGATTTATTTAAAAATTATTATGGAGCAGATACAGGATAACTTGATTGGTGCAGGTGTAGCTACGCTTGGCATCTTAGCAACTATCTCTATGTTTCTGCCTAAGAATAACAAGTTTAGAAAGTTTATTAGATGGGTAACTAAAAGGAAGTAGGATGCGAAAATTATTATTGAGTATAGCTTTGATGTTGGGTATA